CCGCTTTGTCTTCAGCCTTTAAAATAGCCATAACCCAATCGACTTTTGCGAACCAAGCTTTCCGGTCAATCTGACAAAAGTCTTCATCTGACATACCATTTAAAACGCGGGTGAAGTATTCGCGGGCCAAGGCGTAATCCATAGTCTCCGCGTAGATTGCGTAAGCGTCTTGGATGGTCACATTTTGATCAATTTGGTTCATTCTTTAGTGCTCCGTTTGCGTTGTTGTTGTTATTGATTTTATACGTGACCGGTCACAATGCAAGCACTTTATGCAATTAATTTAAAAAAGATTTAAGGCGGAAAAGTAAACGGTTTACTTATCCGCCTAAACGAATTGCATTCTGTCAAATCCTTCCCTAAAAATTTGACACAGTTATCGAGATCATACCTCGATGACAAATGCGTTTGATTCTGCCAACTACCCCACCACCGAGCCGACCGAGCTGGTTGCCGGTGATATGTGGCGCTGGAAACGATCGGATCTGAACACCGATTATCCAAACTCAGCCTATACGCTTAAATACGCGTTGCGCTTGCAGGGGGCTGGCACGACCGAGATTGAGATTACCGCCAGCGCGTCGGGACTTGAATACATCATCGAAGTCGGCAGCAGCACGACCGCCGCCTATATCGTTGGTCGATATACTTATCAAACCTATATCACTCGCAGCAGCGACAGCGAGCGAATCACAATCGGATCTGGTGAGATCCAACTGCTGGCGAACCGTGACCAGTCGACCACCAATCCGATCACCAATCTGCGCCAGCGACTCGAGAACCTCGAAACCGCAATTCTTAATTTAACTACTAAGACGGCGAGTGCATATTCGATCGCTGGACGCAGTTTTTCTTATGTTGATCTGCCGGAGTTGCAACGAATGCGTGACCAAACGGCTGGCGAGCTCAACACCAAGACTCGCAAAACCTTTGGAATTCGCCGATGAATAATGTGCGCCAATGGGATGCAGCTTCGCCTGATGTTGTTCAAAACTGGGTCAGCGAAGTCAAAAGCATCAACGAAGACCTGCGAACCCAGGGCGAAGCATTGCGTGCCAGGGCTCGGGATCTCGAGCAGAATAACGACTACGCCAGCCGGTATTTAAACCTGGTCGAGACCAACGTCATCGGCGAAGGCATCAAGCTGCAAAGCAAGGCGCGCACGAACAAGGGCAAGCTCGACAACCGGATCAACCGAATCATCGAGCGGGAATTTACCGACTGGACAAGCGCCAAGAATTGCTCGCGCGACGGTCGGCTCGACTGGGCTGATATCCAGCGCCTGGTTGTGCGATCAGTTTGCCGTGATGGCGAGGTTCTGGTGCGGATGGTTCGCGGATCTGAATTCCAGATTGCGATCTATGACGCCGATTTTCTTGACTACGCACTCAACCGCGAAGCGACAAAAGAAAGCAATGCGATCGTGCAAGGCATTGAATTAGATCGCGCTGGCAAGCCGGTTGCATATTACCTCTGGAAGATGCCGCCGAATAAGGTGCCCAGCATTTTCGGGATGCCAACTAGGTCGCCGAACATCAACGCTTATGAACGGGTCGTCGCCGAAGACATTATCCACATTTACAAGTCGGATCGCCCAAATCAAATTCGCGGTGCCACCTGGCTCGCGCCTGTAATGATTCATCTGTTGATGCTCGGTCGCTATGAAAAAGCTGAGCTTCAAGCGGCTCAGCTCGCTGCTTCCAAGGTCGGATACTACAAGACGCCGACCGGAGATTATTTAGACGATCAAGAAAATGCCGAAGGCTACGGTCTGCCGTCAAGCATCTCCGGTGTAGGCTTCACGGAATTGCCTCAGGGTGTTGAGTTAAGCATGCTGGACCCCTCTCACCCAGTCAGTGCTTACTCGGAGTTTGTATCAGGCGTTTTGAAGGGCGTTGCGACCGGTTTAAACGTGACCTATCACGCCCTCTCAAGCGACCTGTCATCGGTCAATTTTAGCTCTATCAGAGCAGGCACGATCGAAGAACGCGACAACTGGCGGCGCTGGCAGCAATTTTATATCTCGCACCTGGTGCGCCCCATCTTTTCGGCCTGGCTGGAATTTAACCAGGGACGGCTTGGCGTCAATGCCGAGCAAACCGTCGCCACATTTGTGCCTCGCGGCTGGACCTGGGTTGATCCGGTCAAGGATCTGCTCGCGCATAAGATGGCCTATGAATTAGGCGTCAGCAGCTTGTCATCAATCGCTGCAAGCCAGGGCAAAGACCTAGAGGAGGTCTTTGATTCACGTCAAAAGGAGAGCGAATTAATGGCCGAGTACGGCCTGGTTTTCGGGCCTGTAGAACCAATGATGGAGTCAGACGATGGAACAAATTAAGACCGGCACACTAAACCGGCATTTTAGTTTTGAACGGGCCAATGTCGATGAGGACAGCCGCACACTCACCTTGAGCTTTTCTAGCGAAGCTCCGGTCGAACGATGGTTTGGGACTGAAGTGCTATCGCACTCCCCTGAATCTGTCGACCTGACGCGCTTAAATTCCAAGGCTGGATTGTTGGCAAATCACGACTTGAACGATCAAATTGGCGTGGTCGAAAGCGCCAAAATTGAAAACGGTCGCGGCATTGCCACGGTGCGGTTTTCAAAAAGCGAAAGAGGCGAAGAATTCTATCAAGACGTGCTCGATGGTATACGCAGCGGCGTGAGCGTGGGCTACGTCATAGATGAGATGGAAGAAAAAAGCGAACGAGTTTTTGAGGCAACCCGATGGTCGCCGCATGAAATTTCGTTGGTATCTACGCCAGCAGATCTATCAGCAACCGTGATGAGATCAGACGCCGTTCAAGGCGACAACCTAACCCGTGTAATTAATTTAATAAAGGAAACTCCGATAATGGAAGATCAAAAGATAGATATTGAAGTCGTTAAAACCGAAGCCCGCAACGAAGCCCGCGAAGCAGTTTTAAAAGAAGAACAGCTCCGCGTTCGTACCATAAATGAGATGGCAAAAGATGCGCCCTACTTGCGCGAACTTGCTGACAAAGCACTCAACGACGGATTTGCCCTGGATCATTTTCAGCGCGAAGCATTTGAAGCCACCAAAAAAGAACTGCAACGCAAGCCCCAATTGGCGGCTGATATTGCCAGTCCTTTGAATGTAGATCTCAGTCGCGGCGAAAAGCAAAGCTATTCTTTGTTGCGCGCTATCTCTGCATCTGCATCAGGCGACTGGTCAAAAGCTGGTTTGGAAAAAGAAATCAGCGACACGATCGCGCAGCGCAGCGGCGGATCAAATGGCGGCTTTTATATGCCTGCTGACATGGCTTGGGGTCAACGCGACCTGACTGCTGGCACCAACAATGCCGGTGGATTTCTGGTTGGCACTGACCACCTTGGTGGAAGTTTCATTGACGCATTACGCGCTGCAATGGTGACGACTCGCCTGGGCGCTCGAGTAATGAGCAACCTCCAAGGCAATGTGTCTATTCCTAAGTTGGCAACTGGAACTTCAACCTACTGGGTTGCGGAAGATGGCACACCGACTGAAGGTCAGCCAGTGTTTGCCAGTTTGTCGCTCGTCCCGCATGCGCTCGCTTCGTTTGTACAAATATCGCGGCAACTTTTAATTCAGTCCGACCCATCGGTCGAAGCGACGATTCAAAACGACATCACTCAAGCGTTGAGCGTTGCGATTGACGCGGCTGCATTAGCTGGAACTGGTTCAAGCAACCAGCCCACCGGCATCCTGGCGACAACTGGAATTGGCAGCGTAGCATTCGCCTCTGCTGGTGCTCCGACGTTTGCTGAGGTGGTAGCAATCGAGTCAGCCATTAGCTCTGACAATGCAATGGGTCAAAACATGGCCTTCGTAACAACGCCCGCCCTGGCTGGTGCCATGAAAACGATTTCCAAGGATAGCGGCTCTGGCCGGTTTATCAATGAGGACAATCAAATCATGGGTTACAGCGTCAACCCAACCAGCTCAATGACTGCGAACACCTTACTGCTAGGTGATTTCAGTCAATTGATGATTGCACAGTTTGGTGCAGTTGAAGTCATCACTGACCGCAACGCGCAAACAGGGCAGTTAACTTTAGGATTGCATCTTTTGTGCGATATCGGAGTGCGGCATCCGGAATCATTTAGTAAAGGTGCATAGGTAATTGTTGAGCACTAAGGAAGCGTCCGCCCTCGTGGCGGGCGCGTCCCCCTTACAAGGAACGCAGAAGATGGCAAAAGTAAAAGTTTTAGTGGGTGTTGTGGCCAGCGGATATGACTGCAAGCCTGGCGGCACTTATGACTTAACCGAGGAAGACGCCTTGCTATTGATTCGCATGGGCAAAGCATTACCCGTAGAAGCAGCGGCAAAGCCAACAACAAGCAGAGAAGCCGATGCACCGAAAACTACAAAGCGCGGCAGATAGGGCAAGGCGATGGCTCTTGAGACTCTGGCGGATTTT